GTGCAAACATCTCAATTGCCTCATGTATTTTTGGATCCCACCACGTCAACTGGGGGTGATTTGATTTTACCATTTTTCCACTATGATAATTATTTGGAAGTGCCCACGGCGCAATACAGAAATTTGGGAAGAATGTATTTGCGGTCGTTGAATACTTTGAAGCATGCTAATGGTGCTTCTGATCAAGTAACCATATCTGTTTTTGCGTGGGCAGAGGACATGTCTCTCACAGTTTTGACCAGTAGAGAACCTTCTACGCTCGTGCCTCAATCGGGTAAGGAATCAGAGATTGATGAAGCCAATAAGACAGGTATGATATCTGGTCCTGCAACTGCAGTGGCAAAAGTATCAAACGCATTGGGTGTCATACCCGCGATTAAACCATTTGCTATGGCTACATCATCTGTTGCGACAGCAGTCGCAGGTGCAGCCAAATCAATGGGATATTGTAGACCACCCGTTACTAAGAATCCAGATCCTTATCGTCCAACACCAACCTCACAACTCGCGACAACGAACACACCGGATACAGCCGTGAAATTGACTGTTGATGAGAAACAGGAATTGTCTATTGACCCTCGTATTGCTGGTGTAGGACCTGAAGATCCATTATCTATAAGGGAAATTGCGAAACGAGAATCGTATTTGACTAAATTTTCATGGAACATTGGAACAGCACCAGAGACATTGTTGTGGAATGCTAGGATTGATCCAGTAACGTGGGCAGAAAATGCTGGTCCGCCAGCTTCATATCATTTTCCTGCGTGCGCGATGGCAGCTTTACCATTTAAATATTGGACAGGCACTATGAAATTTAGGTTTCAGATTGTATGTTCTGCATTTCATAAGGGAAGGTTGAAATTTGTGTATGATCCGCAATTTTTGGCATCTAACGAGTACAACACAAATTACTTGGAAGTTGTTGATATTGCTGACACACAGGATTTCACAATTGAGTTGGGTAATGGACAACCCATGACGTTACTTGATCATCATTTACCAGGATTTGATTCTGTAACGCAAATGTATTCCACTACACCATATGCTAGTGAAGAAGAAGGTAATGGTGTGATTGGAGTATACGTTGTCAACGAGCTCACGACTCCGAATAGTACAGTTAACAACGACATTGAAATTAATGTTTTCGTTTCTATGGGTGATGACTTTGAAGTTTTTGTACCCGACGATCATTTTCAGAGATTTGTCATGAAACCACAATCTGGTAAGGAAACATTGGTACCAGAAAGTCAAGACACAAGTGAGCCATCTGCACCACAGCAGTCTATGACTGATGTTGTCGGTCCTGGTGTGCAGGACACGGCATTGATTAATATGGTTTACACTGGTGAGTCAATAATGTCTTTTCGTCAAATGCTTAAAC